CAAAGATACCGTAGAAATAGTTGATATTATCAAACCTATATATAACTTCAAAGCAAGTGAATAACAGTCAGAGAGCCACATGAGAGCCAGACTAAATCCTAAAAGAAAGGAGGTCTGGCTCTATTTTTATGCAAAGATTCACAGAAGGTTCATTTGAATGGTATCGGGCAGTCTTAAATCAAATCATCAGTGGAGATATGTCTGTTTACCAGAATCAGAAAGACTGCCTTGATCTGCTGTTAAATATGAATATTGACCTTCCTTTTAAGGAAAACCTGGATGCACGGAACATGGCAATGAAAGTAAGCAAGTATGCTCATAATACAGCCGCAAGGCAAGCTGCATTGACGGGAAGTGGCAATTTTGATGATATTTACTGGCAATACATGTTGTTGGAAGCACCATGGCTGTTCGAGAGTTATCTGTACTACATGGAAAAGAATAGACAGCCACGAAGAAAGTTCTATGAGCCGAGAAAAAAGACATTGAAAGTTCTCGTGCAGGACTTGCAGGACTTAGAGGATAGAAAGATTGAATTTCTTGGCGTATCTATGCCACCCCGAACGGCTAAATCTACCACATGTATTTTCTTTTTGTCCTGGATAATGGGAAAAAGGCCAAACAGCCACAATGCCATGAGTGGGCATAGCGGTATCCTTGCTGATGGTTTTTACGGAGAAATACAGAACCTTATTTCAACACCAGAATATACATTCAATGAAATTTTCCCAACATCAACATTGGAAAAGAAGTCAGCGGATAAAAAAGAAATCAACTTAGGAGCACCAGACCGATTTTCAACTCTTACTTGCCGTGGTATTGATGGAACATGGACAGGTTCCGTAGATATATCTTCGGACGGATATCTTTATGTCGATGACCTTGTTCGCGACAGAACCGAATCTTTAAGCCCTACTCGATTGGAAAACCGGTATCAGGATTATCTGAACGTTCTGGTTGACCGTAAAAATGACGGTTCAAGAGAATTGATGGTTGGTACTCGATGGAACGTTATGGATCCTCTTGGGAGAGTAGAAACAGAGAATCAAAGCAATCCATTATACCGATTTAGAAAGATTCCAGCATTGAACGAAGATGGAGAATCTAATTTTGATTACGATTACGGAGTTGGCTTTTCTACAAAGTATTACGTAGATATGAAAGCCAGACTGGATTCAAATGAATGGCAAGCTAAATATCAGCAGAATCCGTTTATCCGTGAAGGGCTTCTGTTTCCAACTGATGAACTTAGATTATACAATGGTGTTCTTCCTGATGGAGATAGCAGAGTAGTTACCGCTTGCGACGTTGCATGGGGTGGTGGAGATAGTCTTTCAATGCCTATTGGGCGAGAATACGAAAATGGAGATGTTTATATTTTTGATTGGGTATTCAATAAAGGCACAAAAGAAACAACACTTCCAATAGTTGCCGGAAAAATCATGGGAAATGAAATACGGCAGATTAACTTTGAGGCCAATAATGGTGGAGATATGTACAAGATGTACATTGATGAGAAATTAAAGGAACAGAAGTATAAATGTAGTTGCACTTCAAGCAGAGCACCTGGGAATATGGAAAAAATGTCAAAGATTATCGCATATTCAGATGATATAAAAAGAAACTTTATTTTTTTGGATGCTGAGCATCGGAGCAAAGAGTATCAAGCAGCAATGGATGAACTTACATTTTTCGTTCAACTTGGAAAGAACACTCATGACGACTCCCCAGACTCGCTCACTCAGCTTCAAATGTTCATAGAAAAAGGTTACGGAGGAAAAGCTGAAGCAATGCAGAATCCATTTTGGGGAAGGAGATAAGATATGACAACGCGTCAATATTTAAGCCAGATTGAAAAATATGACAATTTGATTCACAACAAAATAATTGAAGAAGAACAACTTAATATCTTATCCATGAGTGTAAAATCCGTCCCAATTGGAGAAAAAGTGCAGACTTCTTCAAAACAAGACCCAATGGGAGATATGGTTGCAAAGATTATTGATTTACGAGAAGAGATTTCAAAAATGGCAACAGATTTCTTGGAGCAAAAGCAAGAAATTATCAGAACGATAGAAACGGTAGAAGACCCGATTTTGTACGATGTTCTTTTCAAACGGTATGTGGAATACAAAACGCTTCTCAATATCGCAGATGAACTTGGATACTCCGAAGTGACTATCAAACGATTACACCTAAAGGCGGTAAAAGCAATAAAAAACATAAAAGGTTTTGAAAGTTGATACCTTTTGATACTGAATGATACTTACCAAATATGTATAATGTAAAGTAAAGCATTGGGCATAAAACCCAGTGCTTTTTTCATGTTCAAAGGAGGTACGAGGCAGTGGCAAGAAATAAAACAAATTATATCGACCTCTGCCATGGTGAATTTGGCAGAAAGGTAGCGTATACCGGAGTAAGCAAAATTACACCAGAAAACGTACTGAAGGTGATTGCTGACACAATCGGTATTCATAACAGAAATAGGACAATGATTGATTATCTGTACAGATACTACAAAGGCGATCAGCCAGTTCTTTACAGAGAAAAACTTGTACGTCCTGAAATAAATAATAGAGTATGTGAGAATCATGCACTTGAAGTTGTTCGCTTCAAGGCATCCCAGACTTACGGAGAGCCAATTCAGTTCGTTTGTAAGAAAAAGAATGCAAGCAAAGAAAACAATGCACAGGTGGATTTGTTCAATGATTATCTGGACGAAGCAAATGCAGAAGCCAGAAATATTGAACTAGGAACATATCAAAGCGCAGTAGGAACTGCATACAAGTGTATTCTTCGTGAAGAGGACTGGACAAGTGACTCAGATATGCCACCGTTCCGATTATTCATTCCGTATCCTGGAGATTGCTACATTGTTTACTCCAAAAACACCGGGAAAGCAATGCTTTCAGTTCAGATATTAAAAGATGAAGATGGACAGCAGTATTATCAGTGCTATTCAAAGAATCAGTATTTCATTATACAGAACGGTGCAATTAAAAAATCTGGTCTGAATGGTTTTGGAAACATTCCGATTGTCGAATATCCGAATAATCACGACAGATTATCCGATGTTGAAATAGCAATCACAATGTTCGATACAATCAATACCATGCAGTCAAACAGGATGGATGGAGTTGAACAGTTTGTTCAAGCCTTTATGAAATTCAAGAACTGTGAGATTGACGAGAACGAATTCCTTAAAATGGTAAAACTTGGTGCTATATCTGTAAAAGATACTGGTAACGGATGCCAGTCAGACGTTGAATTGATGACTGCGGAACTGAATCAGTCAGAAAGCCAAGTTGCCAAAGACGATATTTACAGCAACATGCTAATTGTTGAGGGAATGCCAGATAGACAGCAGAACACAGGAGGGGACACCGGTCAGGCCGTATATCTTCGTAATGGCTGGGACTTCGCAGAGCGTAGAGCCAAACTGGATGAACCATTTATCCGTGAATCCGAGAAAGCATCTGCCAGAATCATACTTAACATTATAAAAAACACTACTGGTGATATAAAACTTTCGACAAGAGATTTTGATGTAAAAATCACCAGAAACCCAACAGATAACATGCTTGTCAAAGCACAGGCACTTGATTATCTGGTCAAAAATAAAATACATCCACTCATCGCATTGATTACTTGTGGATTATTTAGCGATCCGCAGAAAGTATATGAAATGAGTTTCCCATACATGCAATCCTTGTATGAGAATCCAGAAGAGGAAGTGCAGAAAGCACAAGCCCTGCTTTCCGGCAAGGATGTGAAAGAAGAATGAGTACAATAACTAACTTTGATGAAATAAATGCACTTGATCAATCCAGACGGAGTGAGCCATACGAAGAGTATTTTGACAAGATGTCTATTTCTGATAAGCAAAAGAAATTAAGGATAGCTTTTTCTGAACGAATGGAGGAAGTTATCCTTTATGTTTTGTCACTCATAGACACAATGGTTGAAAGCGAAGAAGTTGACCAAGAATATATCGAGAACAGCTTGTACGATGAGTATATCGCAATAGTGGCTGTGTATTTCACGGCTGATAGCTATATATCAGATTATGTTAGGCAGTTCTCACATGATGTTGTCCAATCAACATTCGATCACATCAAAGAAGAATATTATCTTTCAAGGGACAGAGCAATGTTTATTTCTGAATGCGAAGCCAATACTTCCTTAAATTACAAGGAATATACGGACGCAATTAAAGCAGGAAAAACGCATAAAACATGGAAAGACATTGGAGACAGAAGAGAACGCAGAACACACCTTGAAGTTGGTGGGACAACGATTCCTATAAGAGAGTTATTTGTGGTAGGAAACAGTTTAATGCTCTTTCCAAAAGACAATTCCCACAATCCAAGCGCAAAAGAGGTCGTGAACTGCCGATGCTCAATTCAATACAGCTAATCAGAGACGAGAAATCGTCTCTTTTTTAATACATAAAAATAAAATGCATCCCGATAGCGTAATCATGGGAGACACCTTGTGCTGAGCGAACAGCGTTAAAAAGCGTACTGGTGATAGGAGATTTCAATGACAAGAGAAGATGTAAAGAAGATTTTTCCAGATGCAACCGATGAACAAATTAGTTCGTTTTTGAATCAGTCCAACTCTGATGTGGCTAGAGAAAAAGCAAAAGCCCAGAAGCTGAAAGAGGATGCCGACAAGGCAAAAGCACTGGAAGAAGAACTGGAAGAACTGAAAAAGCAGAACATGAGTGAAGCGGAAAAAGCTGAATTAGAACGTCAGAAAGAGAAAGCTGCAAACGAAAAAAGGATTTCTGATCTTGAAGCAGCACTTGCGACTTCACAAAAGGAAGCGCTTACAGGAAAAATCACTTCCATTTTTGCAAACGCAGGAATGAAAGGTGATGCCTATGCAGGAGCAATTAAAGCATTTTCAAACATGAATGTAGAAGACGCTCTCAAAGAAGCCCAGTCTTTTGTTGATGGAATTTCCGAAGTAAATAAAAGCACTCTTGAAACCGCAAAAGCAACATGGGAAAAAGAAGCCCTTGAAAATACACCTAATCCAGGCGGTGGATCTGGCGATAACAAACCAGATAAGAAGAGTGATGCATCTGAATATGCAAAAGCGTACTCAGCGAGAATGAATCCAGAAACCAAACCGGCGAACGATAACGCCCCAGTAAATATTTAATTTTAGTAAAGGAGAAAAAGATATGGCTTTTATGAAAACCGAGCAGTATGAATCCACCCCTAATATCCTTGAATCTGAGGTTGGATTGGTACTCAAAACTTACACAGCAAATCAGACCAATGCTGAAACAGTTGGAACCAAGAAAATTATCAAAGCAGGGTCTGTATATCCGACAAATGCAACCGGTGCAATCGGCATCGTGTTTGAGGATGTTGATATGACAGATGATGCTAAGAGACCAATTTCTGTGATTGTTGCAGGGCGTGTTCTCGAAAAGAGACTTCCAGTAACAGTTAATGCAACTGCAAAAACAGAACTTGAGAAATCAGGAATCGTTTTTGTAACCACAGAAGACCCAGTATTTTAAGGAGGTATAGGAAATATGCCATTTAATATTTTAGAATCAATCACCCAAGAAGAAAGACTTAACTTTTCTCAGGATTTCAGCGTTAAAAGACCAGGTATTCTTGACACCATTTTCCCAGATGTTAAAACCCAGTACCTGAAAGCAGAGTATTACAGGCTTATGGCTGGACAGAATCTGCCAGAGGTTGCATTCGTCCACGCTCTTGATAGCGAAGCAGAAATCGGCACAAGACCTGGATTTGAAAAAGTCCTGACTGAAAAACTCTTCATTAAGAGAAAAATCAATCAGTCCGAAAACTTACGGCAGGCAATTGAAAACGGTGTGCCGGATAATGAAGCGCTGAAAAACTTTGTATTTGATGATGCAGCCAGACTGTTCGAGGGCGTTGTTACAAGAGCAAATGTTATGAAAGGACAGTTCCTTTCCACCGGCGCTGTAACAATCAAAGAGAACCATGTTGACATGGGAATTGACTATGGCGTTCCAGCAAGTGCAAAAGTAACGCTTACTGATTGGTCTGCACCAGATGCAGATATCATGGGCGATATCCAGAAAATGGTAGCTGTAGCAGAAGGCAATGGATATGTAGTAAACAAAGCTGTTACTTCTCTTAAAATGATTAACTACATGCGGAACAACACTGCAATGCAGACAGCTGTTCTGGGTGCTGCAAATAAAAGGCTTCTCACAAAGCAGGAGCTTGTCAATCTGCTTATGCAGGAATATGGAATCACAATTGATCGTTGCGATGAGAACTTTAATTTCAGAAAAGCAGATGGAACCCTGAAAACAGCCAGATACCTTAAAGAGGATGTATTTACTCTGTATGAAGCAGATGCTAACGGTTCTTTCGGTGTTGGTCTCTGGGGCGTGACACCTGAGGAACTTGAATACAGACAGTTTATCCAGGAAGAGAACCGTTCTTTTGTAACACTGTCCATGTGGGCTACACAGGATCCAGTTGCGGTATGGACAAAAGCATCCGGTATGTTCGTTCCAGTTGTGCCGAAAGCTAATGGCGGTATCGTAATCGGTACAAAGGGGGAATAAACGGGCATAGTCTTGATGAGAACAGCCAGTCACCAACTGTAGCTAGTGTTGATGATACATCGAAACATAAATATACAGAAAGCGAGCTGTCCAGTATGACTGTACCACAGTTAAGACAGCTTGCAAGTGACAATGGCTATGCCCTGACAGCAACAAACAAGGCTGGAATAATCTCAGAGATCTTATCTCAGCAAGGGTAGGTGAGTAAATGGACGAACAGCTTGTAGAAGACTTAAAGAACTATATTGATAACGATATTGAAACAGCAAGAATGATTCCACTGTCTGCAAAAAGGGCAGTTCGTTCATTTAAAAAGAAGCGAAACTACCCGTCAGGATACACAGAAGAACAAATAAATAGTGATATGGAAAAATGCTACGATTGTATTTTTGATTTGGCTCTTTACTTTCTAGTAAAGCAGGGGGCTGAATTTCAAGGTTCTCACTCTGAAAACTCTGTTAGTAGAAATTGGGATTCAGAGACCGAAATCTATGTCAATCATGGTGTTTTTCCCTTTGCTGGATTTTAAAGATGGTAGCGTGCGTGCTATATTGCCTCCCGTATAGCGCAGGGATGCTTTAAAAAGGTGGGTAAAAGCATAACATTATCAAGGGAGAGAAAGGTATTCAGTGTGGGATGTGAACACGATTGCTTTAATGAACACCGATTAGCAGAACTTGAAAAAGAATTTCATGAAATTCAAGAGAAGCAATCGGAAAGACATAGAGAATTTTATAACCGCATTGGTTTGCTGGAACAAAAGACAGCATTATACAGCAATGACCTGAATCATATTAAAGATACCGTAGATGAAATGAATAATAATTTAAAGTCACTTATGGAAAAACCTGGTAAAAGATGGGACGCTGTTGTGATCTATATCATTACGGCTATTATCGGAATCATTGTAGGATTCGCTTTGAAAGGAGTTTTTCCAATGTAATATTAGTTCCACTAGGGAGGACGGTGGAATGGACAATTATAAAGATTTCACAGAAGACGAAAGAATCTTTTATTTGATTGAGGCTGGATTTGATTCCAGGGAGAAACAGTTATTCCGATTGCGTGTCTACGAAGAAAAAACGCTTGCAGAAGCATCTGAAATAATGGGGTATAGTCCAAGAACCGTAGACCGCATTAATCAAAAATTAAAGAAAAAGATTGTTAAAGTTGCTCCCGTTGATTATTGGGGGCTTTCT